ATTGAAAACTCGTCTATTTAAAACCTCGTCAGAGAGATTAAGTTGTTGCTTCATTTTTTTCTTTTGGTAAATGCACTAGATAAAAAGAATTACATTCAGGACATGAAAGGTTTGTTTCCATACAGTATTCATCATCCTCTTCTTCAATATCATGGTCACCACCCCATATTAATTCAGTATTACAATGCCAACATTTCATTTTGTATTCTCCTGTACTATTTGTTTTTTACCACAGGTTGGACATGAAAAGCTACTTAATAATAATTTTAACATTTCAGGATCCTCATCTTCTTCTTTAAAGTTCATCCAGTTTATTTCTGTACCACAGTTTTTACATTTTAACATGGTTTTAATATTACCTGTAAAGCTATTCGTTTTCCTTCTTTTACATGTGTACCTCTATGCCAACCATAGTTTGGTTCAAACAATATAAAATTACTTTTGTCTGAAGTAAAGTGTTTTAACATTATTTGAAGTCTCTGGGATAATGGCTCTTCGTCTGTAAATTGTCTAGAAAAGTATGAGTTCTTTCTTGCCCATATCGGTAAGGCAGCATTAGCAGCCCTATCTTCAGGTGTAGATAAAGTATTAACCAATTGATTGCTTTTAGCAAAGAATATTTCAAGTTCATCAAACTCCCATCGATGAGATTCAGGTATAAAAGCAAAGGGCCCATTTGTTTCTGTTACTTCATTTAAATAAATAATACTTTTAATATAATTGTACTTTGGATCTATGTGTAACGTATACAGTTTATTATGTGGATACTTACGTTGATCGTTTTGAAAATACTCGTTAAACGTATCATGGTTATCACTAATATGTAAGTTAATATCTGTAATAGAAAAAGGTTTTGGCAATAGATTATGCTGTGTGTAAACTTTATTTAACTTGTCAAAGATAATATGTTCTTTTGGTAAGTTTACTATTTTATCTTGTATTCGTGTATTTCGAATAGGATGAGCTTGCTCTAACGTTTCTATATCTTGTTTTAAACATTTATTTAAATCATCAATATCAATAAATGTATCCCAATAACCTTCATCGTTAAATTGATCATTTTTAATTTTATAACTAATATTGTCATTTCGTTGTTTTAAGACTAGTTGGGAAACAGCTTTTTTAAGTTGATTTTCAATATGAGTGCTGTAAAGAAATGTTTGTTTACTATCGAGTTCTTGATATAACTTTTCTAGATTACTTACAAACATACTTTTGTCGTAAATTCTTATCGCATGACTTAGCCTTAAATAATACTCTGGGTAATCGTTTGTGTTAACAACTTGTTTACCCTCAAAAACTACCGCTGGATCTGGAAGTGAAACACCGTGATTTGGAATTAAAGGCATTAACTTTCAAATTTATATTTAGATGCTATTTTTTCAAATCTTTTGTTTGTGGCTTCATCTGGATTTGTATGATGAAGTTTAAAGTATAAATCCTCTAAAGCTTGTTGATCCCCACTACTTAAAATTTTTGTTAAATATTCGTCAGATCCCGGTTTTTCAAACGTGTCTGCATAGAAAAGAATCTTTTGTTGTAGTGGTGTTAGCTTTGTTACATCTTTATGTTCTCTAGAATCTTTTGCCCATTGAGGTAGATTTTCTTCTCCAACACGATTAGCAAGTCGATTAACAGCAGTTACAACAGAAGCATTTGTATATTGATATTCTCCTTTTGCTGAAGATTTTTTATTTTTAGCTTTTGGATTATTGTTACTTTCTACTTCACCAATTAATTTTGCCATAGTTTCTAAATTTTCTTCAGCAGGAACACCTTTTAAATTTAATCGAGTAATATTTGATTGAACAAGATTATTTAAAAGTTGTTCATCGGTTTCTAACATTTCTTCTTTAGCCATCGGTTTCTCCTTTTTGACTTGTTTAATTGTTTCATCTAATGCTGATAAATCTGGTTGTTCAAGTGGTGGTATATCTTCTACATCTATTGGTACAATAGGAACTTTAGGAGTTAGAGGTTTTGGTTTAGGCTCTATTGTCATTGGCTGCATTGTTGTTCGTTGTGGATCAATGCCTTGAGCTTCAAAAGCTTGCTCTAAAAAATTCTTAGGCATGACATTTCTTTTTACCGTTGGAGGTATCATTGATGTTGGCATAGCTGCAACATCTGCTGCTTGTTTAAACTGATCCGCAGGAGTTGGTATCGCTCCGGCTGAAGCAACTCCACCNTCTGCTAACTTTTGTTTATCAGAAAGTTTTAATAAATCAGATATAATTTTAGCACTTAGTTTTTCATTATTTTCTTCTTTTTTTTCTTCAAGTTTTGCCGCTTCAACCATGGCATCGATATTAATTTCTTTTGCTTTTAATTGAAGTTCTTTATCGGCAAGAGCAAGCTCAACTTTATCTTTTTCTCTTTTGTTTTCCATAGCTTGTTTTTGCATATTTAAGTTTTGTTGTTCAATACTATCTAAACCACCTTGGGCTGCAAGTTGATTGGCCTGTAAAATTTGTTGTGCACTTTGAGCCATAATCATACCCAAACTACCGCCTTCATCTACTTGTCCTTCGTTGGCTTTCATCATACCTCCCATCTGTTCTTGAAATCTTAGAACCATATGTTCACGTACGTTTGCCATAAGAACCGGTTGCACAAGTTTCATAACTTCATTTGCACCGTTTAATGGATCTTGTAGATAAGCGGTCTTAACTGCAATATGAGAATCGTGGTCTTGACCCGGAAATGCTTTAATCGGCATACCTTTAGAAGCTGTCATAATATCAGCTAATGGATCTTGTTGTTTTTCTTGTTGTGGTTGTATTAAGAAACGGTCTGGATTATCAACATTAGCTGCATTTAAAATTGCTTTGTTTACCTCTGGCATATTAAATGTTCCCGGAGGAGATTGTGAAGCTAGTTGTAATAACATTTGGCTTTGAGCCAATCTATGGGCGTTAGATGGTATGTTTGGATCACTAACAGGAATAACATCTACACGTCCATCAAAATCTTGCTTGAATATCTCAGCAGATTGCCCTATAATGTCATAAGGATAACTTGTAGGTAAAAACTCATGGTTAATCCTAGCTAATATTTTAAACTCGTCTCTTTGAGACTTGTGGAGTCTTTTGTGAATTGCTGAAAAAAACTTACCTGATGCTTCTAATAATGCTAACGTCGTGCCAACCGGTCCATAATTCGTTGAGTCAGCAACAACTTGGTCAGTCGTGTCAGCAAATTTCTGCCCAGCAGTGGCTACGTACCCTAACATCTGATATAGAACTTGCGATGGTTCTTTATACGGCAGAGGAACTATGGATTTGCCCAAGTCAAGTCCTGTCGCCTCTACGTCACGAAACTCCCCCGGCATTATCGGAGTATTATCTCCAACAACTCTTACACCCCTAGCTTTAAAACCTCCAGGTAAATTAGCAAACTGACCGGCATCAACTAAGGCTCTCATTGCAGCTGTAGCTGACATCGTTAAATTACCTAAGAAATGTATGAGACCTAAACCGTAAAATCCAAATCCAGGCACAAACTTATAAGCAATGAAATGCTCACGTTTAAGATATCGAACATCTCCGTCATTCCAATTACGCCTAATACTTAAAACTTTTCTACTCGATTCTTCAACCGTTACAATATACGGCCAAGCCTCTCCATTAGGACTATTAAATGGTTCTGGTAAATCAAGATATACGTGTTGCTCTAGTAAACTATAGCTTGGATCATATGGATTATCATCATAGGCTGACAGTCCCATTATTTGTTCTGCTTTAGATGTAAGTGATCCTCTATTGGTTTTATCTGGATCCCCTAAATCTACATCTCTGTACATTCTGCATTAATTTCTTTTTTAAGATCATTTTCTGTACGATAAATTAAATGAGTATATCGATCTGCACGTCTAAGATCCGATACTAAATTAGAAACTTGGAATTGGTCAATTGGAATAAATTCTGATATCGGTCTGCCCAATTTTTCATCGTAATAAACTTTTTTAATGGCTGTTCCAATTAGGGGTAGATGAAAGAGCATCTTTTCAAACTCGTCAAAATACTCTGGCATATCATCTGTAATTTGATAATTCATAAAGTCTTTGACACGTTTAGCTTGTGCTTCTTTTTCGGGAGTTGGATTACCAAGAATTTGAGTTTTTATAGGTCCTTTGGATGGGAATAATTCTTGGCTGGCTTTAGATTGGAACTTAACTGCATTTTCTATTATTAATGGGTGAGAGGCTGTACAAGCACCCTCAAAAGGTTCTGTTGTTTCTTCTAGTTTTAGTCCTAGTAAATCAAACCCACGTTCAAATGTTTGTTCCCATTCTCCTCTTGAATCTTTGTCACTTTGATAATTATCTAAAACTATTGCAGCAATATCTTCTAAATCATCTTCTTCCATTAAATCAGCTAAGTTAGTGTAAAAATCTCCACTAATACTTGCTAATACTTTTGCACTGTCTTCGTTTAAAGCAACTTCAACTTCACCTGTAATTGGATCGACATCCACTGCCATATCTTCTTCTTGTTCTTCATCTATCGTTACTTCAACACCTAAGTTTTGACTTTGTGCCTCAACTGCTTCTTTTGCTTTATCTAAGGGTGTAGAGATATCATCAGGGTTTTTTTCAATAGCCATTTTATTTTGTTACCTTCCAATAGGTTGCCTTGTTTTTTTTATAATTATTATCTTCACTATAATACGGATCGTGGGGATGTTGCAAGTGCCAAGAATCTTTCATATAGTGTATTGCCATGACCATCGTGTCAACTTGATCATCGTGTGCTGCATTTGGAAAACTAATTGCTTCATCAAATAACATTTGTGCCCATGGCTTCTTTGGTAAAAAAATTCTGCCTGCCTCTAATAAAGGAGAAGCTGCATAGGCTCTACTTACTTTATCACGGTCCGGTGAATATTCCAAGATTGGAAGTCCAGCCCTTCGTAAATCTTGTATCAAACTTTGTCCACTTGCTTTCTTTTCTATAATAATTAAATCTGGATCATGTTCTTCAAAACACTCTTGAGCATTACTTCTTAACTCTGGATACTCAAACCGACCTCTCGTGTTACCAAGTAAAATTAAATTACCAATGTTTCTTTCAATACCTTCACTATCGGTTTCAACTGTATTAAAAATACCCCATGTTTGAATGACACTAAAATCTGCTGTTGTTCGTGTAGAAAATGCAGTATCCATTGTTTGTATTACAAAATCACAATTAGGAGGACTGTCTTCATCCCATATTTGAAACCAAGCTTTCTTTAAAATACCACCTTCGTCAGGCACAGGGTTTTGCATGTACAAAGATTCCCAGTATCGTGAACCATTGTGTCTACGTATTTCTGCTTCATCGTTTTGTAATATCTCTTTGGGTTTCCATTCCGGAAAATAAGACTCTCCAATCGGTAATCCTAATAATTTACTACTCTCTTCGTTTACCCATGCAGGAATATTTATGACTTCCCAATTCATTGGATCATCTTTAGCCATATCCGACTGAGCACTTAATAACCAACCACAAATATCATCTTCGTGATATCGAGTGTTAATAATAACAATCGATCCTCCCGGCATTAGTCGTGTTCGTAAACCAGCTGGATACCATTCTTTAATATATCGACGGCCTGCCTCACTAAATGCATCTTCTTCTGACATAACGTCATCTAACAAAGCTACATGTGCACCACGACCTGCAATCTGTGTACGAACACCTGCCGCTACATAAACACCGTTTTTATTGGTTTGCCATTTACCAGCGGCTCTAACGTCTGATCTTAATTTTAC